TAGTGAATTATATAAATCTAAAGCAAATTCATCATCCACTAATGTTGAACTTGGCAATGCTTCTGTGGGACAAGGCAATGAAGCATATGTACCAAAAACAGTTCCTACTGGAAAAAAATTATTAAGGTATCCAAAATCATTTCCAGATCTGGGATATGATTTCATCAAAATTACAGCATACAAATATGTTGCTGGTGGGAGACAATCTTTAAAACTGGGTGAAAGACAAAGTGCAAAAGAAAGACTATTAAAAAATAATACTCCATTGGAAACAATTATTCTTCCAATGCAACCCAACTTCTCTGAATCAAATGCTGTTCAATGGGGTGGTGATAACTTAAATCCACTTCAGATGATGGGTGCTGGTTTTGCTTCTGGTGCTATTGAAGCAATAGGAAATCTTGGTGCTCCACAGAAGTCATTACAAATAATTGGTGAGACGTTTAAAAGTTTAGGAAGTGATATATCAGCAATACTAGCAGATGAAAAAAGTGGACCAGCATTGGTAGCATATTTTGCTGGTCAAGCAGTTGGTGCAAACATTCTTGGTAGGTCTGCTGGAGTAACTCTAAATCCTAATCTTGAACTTCTTTTTAAAGGACCAAATCTTCGTACATTTTCTTTTAACTTCAGATTTACACCAAGGTCAGCAAAAGAATCAGAGGAAGTAAAACAAATAATTAGAGTGTTTAAAAAGAACATGGCAGTTCAAAGATCAACCTCTAATTTATTCTTACTCACACCTAATATTTTCACTGTTGAGTACATATATAATGCAAAAGGTGAAAATGCAGGTCAGCAACATCCATATTTGAATATTTTCAAACCAATGGCAATGACTAATTTAAATGTTAACTATACACCTGATGGCACCTACATGACATACAATGAAACTGGTTCATTAACTTCTTATGATTTACAGATGAGTTTTGGTGAGATAGAACCAATTTATGCAGATGAATATGATGGTGAAGATGGTTCTGATGAAGGTAGATTTAATGACCATCGTAATATGGGTTACTAAAAATGGCAAATTACTTTTCCTATCTTCCAAACTTTGAATATGTTAATAGAATTCCTAGTGAACAGAATATATCCTCATACACAGAAGTAAAAAATCTTTTTAAGAGAGTTAAACTGAATAATGATTTGTTTCAAGATTTAACTAATTTTACAAAGTATCAAATTGTTGGTGATGAGAGACCTGATAATGTCTCAAACAAAATTTATGGCACTCCTAATTATGATTGGATTATCCTATTGTCAAATAATATTATAAACATACAAGATGAGTGGCCTATGAGTAATAGGACATTTGAATTGTATATGGATAAAAAATATGGTGTAACAAATTATGATGGAATACATCACTATGAGTCTATTGAAGTAAAAGACTCTAGTGAAAGTTTTACTGTATTAAAAAAGGGACTTGAAGTCCCTTCTGATTATTCTATTACTTTCTATGATGGTGCTCTAGGAAAAGAAAGCACCATCACAGATACAAATATAGGTGTTACAAATTACGAGTATGAATCAAGACTTCAAGATGATAAGAGAAGTATATTCTTGTTGAGACCTGACCTTATTCAAACTGTAATCAAAGACATCAAGAATTTGATGAAGTATAAAGAAGGTAGCACACAATTTGTATCTAGAAGTTTAGTACAAGGTGAGAACATAAACCTTTTCTAAAAAGTAAAGGGGGTCAATTTTTTCTTGGAAAATTTTTCCCCCCATTTTTGAAATCAAAGTTGATTTTTGATTACAGGGTTATGAGTCTGCAAGTTTAGCGAAGTAAGACATAGCATCATCATCATTGTCATCAGAAGTGGGTGTTGTCTCAGGAGCTTTTGATGCTTGGTAAGAATCTTCAAGTTTCCTAAGGACTTGCTCTTCAGTGACTGACTTCTGCTCTGCTGCTGCATAGTTATCATACTCTGTCTCTTCTGCTGCCATACGTGTTGATTTTTTACCAAGAACATAATCAAGACGCTTCTTCAGATCATCATAGGATTTAAACTGATCTGCAGCAGTGAAAGCAGAAAGTGAATACTGCTTTTTCCAAATTGCCTCAAGGGCATCATCATCATCCAAGAGGGGACCCTGACTATCAAACTCAGAAGAGTCATAGTTCCAATAACCAGCAACCTTCTTCAACTTCAGTTTGAAGTTAGCACCTTGCCAGAAGTCAAAAGGATTGATTGGAGTTTCATCCTCAAACTCAGGTTGCATAGCAGCCATGATTTTATCAAAGATCTTCTTGCCAAACTTATAGAGGAATACACCTCCTTCATTCTGTGGATTAGCAGGATCTTTGACAACATAGATGTTGGCATAGAAGGACAGTTTGCGCTTTTGCTTACGCACAGTATCCTTGTCAGATTCATTACCACTGTTCCAGAGTTCCCTGTTCAGTTCACCTACAGGGTCCTTTCCTCCCACAGTAGTCAGGGAGTTTTCAATATACCATCCACCAGGTCCTTGGAAGGCGTGAGAGAAGAGTTTTACCCAAGGAAGATCTTCTCCTTCAGGGGCAGGGAGAAAGCGAATTACTGCATACCCATTGCCTGACTTGTCCATTTCTGGTTTCCAAAGGCGATCATCTGCACCTCCACCAGTGTTGTTCATCTTCTCTACTTCTTTCACCAACTTGTTAGTCAGTGATCCAAGGGAAGACTGCTTTTTAAGGTCTTTAAAAGACATTGTATTCTCCGTATTAGTTGTATTTGGTCTGTGTCCTTTAGCTTGGTAGAGGATCAGGCAGCCTCAATATAGGGTATTTAGACTGAGAAGTCAACCCTCTCTTTCAATGGTCTTCTTCATGTTAGCAATCATAGCATTCATATTGGAAAACACTGTGGTCAAGTCAACATCTGCAGGAAACCCAATCATTGTTGCCTCATTCATGATATTCTCCTTCATTAGTTTTGCTTTAGGGTCATCAGACAAACTAAGTCTGGTGTAAAGAATTTTCTGCTTCTGTAGGAGTTCTTCCAGTATGTCAATGTGTTCAAGTTTGTCTTGAGTAGACATAGTATGGAACTTGAACACACTTTCATAAATTTTTTCCTGGAGTGCAGTAATATCCTGCATCTCCTTCTGAACAAATTCAGAGTCAAAGAAACTCATACTTCCTCTTCTTGCTCAGCATCCTCAGCAGGTGGTGTAGAATTGTTTGTTTCTTCAATCTGTTGAAGAATTTCAATTGCTCCTACAATTTTCAAATATGTTTCTCTGGTTCCTTCCAGTGTCCTTTCAAGTTCACCTTTTTGATTAATCAGATTTTCAAGTACAGTAGAATTTTCAAGCATGGATAATAATCTCCTTAAGTGTTTTTCTATATTTAATTACATCAATATGTAGGAAGGAATCATACTTAGACATTCTCATAGACAGAAACTTCCATACAGGATCATCTAGTTTTTTATCAAAGTCATTTTTAAATCCTATAACTTTATTTAAAAGAACAAGAGATTCTAGAGAGATGTTTTTACCAAGGTGTTCTTTCACAATTTGTGGATGCTTTGTACCTTCAATGTGAAACATCTCATCAAAGTTCTTTCCTGAAAAAACATTTTCAACTTCAGATTTAAATGTGTAACTCAGGGATTGTAATCTCTTCTTCCAGTCTGTGTAGTTTTGTTCTCCATTTCTGACGATTTCTCCAATCCAAAGAGACTGCGGATCATCACAACTGACAAAATTACTAACAAAAAACTCAACCACTTCTGCATCATCTTTCTGTCTACTTAATTTTTCAAAGAAGTATCTGTCACGTCTTTTGTAGAAACTTTCTAATGAGGCACGTGATTTACCACCATATCTATGGTAATCATATTTTTCTTTTGTAAAGTGATTCTTCAAACCAAGGTAAGATTTATATGCATCAAATGGAGTCACTTTTGGAATCATAATGGGAGTTTAGCATGACTAGTTTTTTTGAGGAGGTTCAGTTCCATTGCCTCACACTTCAATTTTTCTTTTAGGGGTTTAGACATCAACTTTGGAACTGATTCAATGTCCACACTATTCTTCTCACAGAAGAAAACAATTGCATCAATATAAGACATGTCTTTATTTTCATGCGCAATCTTCTCTATCTCTTCAGCAAATTTCTTTGAAGAGTAAAACTTATTCTCAATAAGTTTGTTGATGCTTTCTTCAGTTGACTGTGGCATAATCTGATAGTTTATATTCAACAAACTCTCTAATATATTTGGAGAGTAAGTTGATGTACTTGCGCTTATCATACTCCTCATAAACTTTTACCTCTCCATCCTCGCATGACATAATAATAACAAACTTCTTCACCATTATACCAGTCATCTCATATAACATGCAAGCGTAAGCTGCACATTGTACAAAATGACTATCAATCCATGCCCTTGGTTTAGGTTTCTTTGCTGTCTTGAAGTCAATCACAGCAAGTTCTCCTTCATATTCAGCAATACAATCCACACTACCAGCAACACCCAATTCATAACTGAATAGAGATTGCTCTTGAGCATGGATATTATCAATTTTATTCAAGGTAGGTTTTGCCTGCTTGAATAACATTTCTGATAGAGGTTGAACCTTAGGGATATCAAGGTTCTTCAAATAGTATTCAGAGCAGGTGTGCATATCTGTGCCCCTGCTTGTTGCCTGTTTAGTAATCTTATTTGCCTCATCATTTCCAACCTTTGCTCTCCACTCCCTGAAGATTTCACGTTGGTAATGACTAATAATAGAGGTAATAGAAACTAACTTCTTACCATTTGGTGTATCATAATATCTAACCCCATCAATAGTTTGTCTTGATAGGGTGGGATAATCAACTTCAACATGTGTGAACATTACATACCTAATTCGTGTTTTGCTACAATATATTCTTTGACCAGACCACTTCTACAAATGTCTTCTGGTCCAAATTCAACCATACCAAATGAAGGCATGTTCTTAAGAATACGAATGAAATCAATAATTCCATTCTTCTCACCAGTTTTAACCAAGTCAGTTTGGGTGGCATCACCACAGAAATGAATCTTGGAGTTTTCACCTACCCTTGTAATAATTGAGTCAAGTTCATGGAAGTTCAAGTTCTGAAATTCATCAACAATGAGAATTGAATTATCAAAAGTTGTTCCTCTGATGAAGGATGTGCTCCAAAAACTAATGGTGCCCTGTGCCTTCAGGTTAGCATACAGCATTTCAAAGGCATTGTCATCAGGCATCTCAAACATATACTTTACCATATTCTTATAGGGAATCTGGTAGATATCTGATTTGTCCTCATGGTCTCCAGGGAGGAATCCAATCTCTCTGGTGGGTACAAGAGACCTCACAATGTAGATCTTCTCATAAGGTGTCTTCTGGTCTAAGACATCTTGGAGGGCATTGTAGAGGGTGATAAAGGTCTTACCAGTGCCAGCACATCCATAGGCAACAGTGTGTTGGTCCTTTGCATATTCATCAAAGAATATCTGTTGATTGTCAGTTAAGGCTTCAATCTTCTTGATGTAATCTAGATTGATTGGTTTTTTCCTTTTCATAACTCTATTGCTCATTCCAAATGGCACTGGATTACCAGTGTTTCCAATTCCAGTCTTACTTTTTCTTGGCATAATGTTTAGTCATTACCTTGAGTTGTACCCAGATTTCTGGTTCTTGCTAATCTTCCTGAAATACCTCCAGATTTTTCAGCTTTTTTAAGAACCTCACCCCATCCAGGATTCTTATTAACAAGTTTATCTCTCCACTCACCAACCTCAATCCCAAGACCTGGTGAATTTTCAGCAGTAAAGTATCTTTCCCATTCAGGATTATCAACCTTCCACTGATCCCAATCGTGAACACTCATCTTGACTTCTTTTTGTTCACCAGTTTCTTTATTAAGAACAGGGTATGTAGCCATAAAGTTACCTCAGTTGTGTGTTTATTTATTAAGACCAGTCAAGGGCAGATGCTATGACAGGAAACTGCTCTACAAAAATTGCTTTACATTCATTAGCAAGGTCCATATGTTCTTTCTGTGTCCCATTAGCAGACCTCAGATCAATATAATGCACCCATGATCGCACTGAACCACTCATGTACATTTTGGTTGGAACACACATAGGAAGCACATTACGAGCACATTCCTTTGCCACACCCCTTTCAAGCATCTGTTCATACAATGCCATAGAGGAATCAAACAGGGTTTGCATTTGAATCTGGAGATTTTGATTCAAGAATGGATCTAAATCATCTGTGCTATTTTGACGATTCTTAGTATCTTGCCTTCTCAACTCTGGAAGTGGGATTTTTTTACTCAACAGTGAGGAGTCAGCATATCTCTGAGAGAATTCTTGGAATGTGAATGACCTATGACGAAGCACTTGAGCTGCTATTGCTCTGGTTGTGGATAGTTCAATGGTCAAGAATGCTTGCTCAAAGATGCTCCAATGCTTGTGTTTGATGCAATACTTGATAAGACCTTCAAAGGAATCATTGCCCTGATTAGAAGGGTTGCTTACCCTAGCACAATAAGCAATATGCTTCTCTGCATCAGGGGTAACTGAAATAAGTGTTGCTGTCATTTCTTTTCTGCTTTTCTAACTTTTTTTAGTTCTTTGAGTTCTGCTTTGATAGCTTGATAAGCATCTTCTGCACTTATCTTACCACCCATTTCCATAGCAGCAAAGCACTCAACTCTTGTACCAAAGTGTTGAAGTGCTCTTTCAAAAGTGTCTAGTTCTTCATACATTAGTCTGGATAACCATCGTCATCATTGAATACCTCATCATAGTCTGATATTGGGATATCATATTTAGTATCATACTTATATGCCTGTGGATCAGAATATACTTCTGACTCCAACTCATCAACAATAAGTTTCAACTTAGAAATAATCTTTTTAAGTTTATCCTTTTCCATAAAAAAAATGGGAGGTCACCCTCCCATTCTAGCAATTATGTATGTGTAAGTCAATCACTTGACATAGGATTTTCCACGATAACAGAATGTACCATGGGTCTCTTTGGACTCTACACAACGTGTATCATATTCAACACCACGATATGAGGTGTGAGTGATTTGAGCATCATGCAGAGCAGCAGCCTTATTGATCTGCTTTCGAATGAGATTGAGTGTGTTCATGATTGTACTCCTAAAGTAGTTGGATTTTTAGACCCGTTCCTTTAGTCGTTTGCGTCCCATGGACAATTAGGAGTTGCCTCCTTAATTGTATCAATCAATTCAACTTTAATGATGGAATTCATATCCTCATTTGCTTTGATTCTGAGCATGATTGCATCAGCATCTTCACAAAGAAGACTGGAATAAAGAAGAAATTCTGGCAACATGGGATGAACGCTCCGTTCCGCGACTTACTTGCGTCTCTTTTTGAGATGAACGACAGGTAAATGATAACCTATAACTATATATCTGTCAAGTGTGCTTGATGATACAGTTTTGTATCTACACGAACATTCCCTCTTTTTTCAGAAAGTTAAGAGTTTCTTTCAGACTACCCCTATGATTAAGACCAACAGAAATTTGTGGATACTCTGCTTCCTTTCCAAACTCTGCTCTAAATTGTTTATCTGTAAAATCTACATCTAATAAAAATTCTCTGATGTCTTGACCAAGACTTTCCAAGAGTTGCTTTGCTCTCTCACACTCTTGACTGTTATTAGAATATACTAATGCTTGCATGGTCTTCCTCCAATAGCATCCCACATATCCTGAACCATATCTGGTGTTGGTGCATTTCGTTCATGCATATCTGGAACTTTCCATTGCTTCCATTTATCAATTTGTTCCTGTGTGGGAACTTCAATTCTTACCATGGTTCCCTCTTCCTCAAACTCTTTATTCATATCAATATATGTTTGAGGTGTAATCTTATCAAACTCAGTCACGCTGCCTCCAATCATCTGTTCTCTCTTGGTGAAACCACTCTGCAATCTCATCTGTATTTTGGAATCCCTTTGTATGATTAGATGGGTCAGGATCCCCCAGTCCCATCTGTATCATAAAATCATCAAGACCACCCCTCTCAACATCAGGGTTAGCAGCAATTCTTCTTGCCTTATTCAACATTTCATAAGCACTTCTATTAGACTTAGCTAACTTGTTTGCCCAGATCATATCTTCAAGATTTACTTCCTCACCCTTAACAATGCGTGAGCAGATAAACTCAAGTCTGAGTCTGTATTTTGTAGATAGCATTTAGAACTATTGCCTTTGATGTATTTATTTTAAGGGATTACCATTCTTATCTACTAAACCAAGTTTTTTAACTTGTGAGAGATTAGATTTCTCTTGCTTCTTAAGTTTTTTATATTGTTTGATTAGTTTATCAACCTCACCTTTTGAGATGTTGACTTTCAGTTTGTCCTCATTCTCTACAAATCCAATACCTGCTTTCTTTGTATTTTCTTGAGCATCAACATAGTCATTGATTACATCTTGAATTTCATCCCTAATAATAGAGTTAATTTGTCTCTCTAATTCTTCATCAGCATTCATTTTTTCTTTTCCTCAGGACCTTTATTACCCCACATTTTAGGACTTACTCTTCCTTCAGTCTGATCAAATCTAATAAAATCTTTTTTATACTTATCATAGTAAAAATCAAAAAGATCAACCCTTTTAGCACAGTTAGTGACATCATAAGTCACTTTTCCTTCTACAAGATATTGTACAAGGTAAGATGTGTAAGGGAGTTTTTTATCATTAGCAAGTTCAGGATCACAGGCTTCATGTAAGATTTTAATACTCATCAGAGTCTGCCTCCCCACTGAATATCAGGAAATGCTTCCTTCACTACATCACTTTTCACTTTATACTTTGATTCAAGTTGTTTGTCTTTTGCCAAACAGACAATCTCTGCCTCATCAGGGTGAAGACCTTCAAGGAGTTGAATGAACATACTCTCTCTACGAATATTAGAGAGAGAATCATTACCACCTTTTACAAAGTGATAAAGATTTTTCCACTCTTTTCTTAGAGAGGTGTGATCTGTACCTAAAGGTGCTTCATTCTTATTATAAGGAACTTCACCTGCAGGCATAACACTAATTGCAGTGTCATCAAAGTTCCAAATCAGTACAGCTTTCAATGCATCACATCCATATTCTTTGAGAACTTCAATCTTCTTTGCTTTGCTTCTTTGCTTGCTTGCAAGAGATAAGATCTCATGAAGAAATGGATTAGGTGGAAGTTTTGTGGATGTTGCCATGTTTAATCAAGTCAGTGTGGTTATTTATTCAGTCTCAGAGAAGTCCTCTGGGTTTTCAAATCTAACAGCAAGAATATCATCTGCTATAAGTTGTCCATTTTCATCAAACATTTCTGGATGTGTTGGGATGTATGTTGAGTTTCTCTCATAGACATATTCCTTTAGAAGATATCCTACTACACCACCTACAATAAGAAATAAAATTGAAATGATTGAAGAAAGGGTCAAAGTAACTGCTAACATTTTACTCTCCTGGATCTTTTTTTCTGAAGTCCAAGCAGAAGTGAAAATAAAACTCTACTTCTCTGTTGAAGAAAGAGAGCATATTTCCAAACCTTACTTGAAAAGTCTTTGGAACTGTCTTCTTCCTCCGTTTTCTTAATAGCAATTCAACTCCACGATTTATCTGGGTTGGATTACTTGTATTTTTATTTAGAGGTCCTTCTCTTTTTTCTTCCTGGTCTCTTTTCTTGCTCATACTTCCAAGCATCCTGTAGAATCTCATACAAATAATTTTTTATCTTACGTGCTTCTGGTTTACCAAGATGCCCATAAGCTTCTCTCAACTGTTTGTGATTGGAGTCATTACCCCCTTCCATGTAATCCTCCAGATCAAGGATTAGACTGTTGATTTCAAGAGCAGTAGGAGAATTGATAAACTCTTCTACATCTCTCTTTGTTGCTTTAATACCTTTAAGATATTGATACATGTTGAGCATGAACTTACCCCTGAAAGCATGATCAATTGTATGTTCTAGAATGTCATACATTTCCCAGTGTGCAATATCATCCATCAAACTAAATTTTGTTCTTTGAGATATTTAACTGTTTCACTACATCCACCAATCAATTTTTCCTCCAACTTAACTCTTGGAAATGTAGAACCTGGTCCAAACTCAGCATAGAATTCTGATCTAGTGAAGTCTCTGCCCATTTTATACTCAACAAATGGTAGTTCTGCTAATCGTAACACCTGAATCACCTTAGTGCAATAAGGACATCCATTCTTAGAATAGACCTTATAAGTTTCAAACATCAAATGTGCTCCTATATGCTGGATCTTTTTTTAATTTATAAAAATTATCCCAGGAACAAATGCAAGCTTTGTAACCAGGATATTTTTTATCAACAATTTGAGAGTATGCCATACAAGTTGGGTAGTCACCCTTAAACCATACTTCTTTCCTCTCCTTTATTACTACATGTTCAACCATGATGGGGTTTGAATTCCTCCATTGGTTGTGATTTAGTCAGGTCTCTACGTGATTGATTCTTAATAACAATAAAAGCATCTTTATTGTACTTACGGGTGCCTTTAGGTGACTGCCACTTCTTATTGTAAACTTCACCAACATCAATTCCAGAGACTGATGTCCCACCAATCTCTACATCAATCTCATCATTTTCAAGATCCCAACCAAGTTTTTCAATTGCAGCATTGATGTCAATCATAGGATGTTACTCACTGGAACAAAATTAGATTGCACTACCTCTTGCCAATCCTTCTCAAAAATATCCATACCCTTGTCAGTAAGGATATGATCATACATTTGCTCAAGGACTTTAGGTGGCATGGTGCAAATCTCAGCACCATTATACCATGACCTGATGGCACGTTGCACGCTTCTGATAGAAGCAGACAAAACCTTTGTCCTGATGCCATGGATACGATACAGTTCAGAGATGCTTCTGACAACCTCCAGACCTGCCACTGACTGGTCATCTAACCTGCCTACAAAGGGACTGACATAGGTTGCCCCAGACTTGGCAGCAAGGACTGCCTGAGCAGCACAGAAGATGAGTGTGACATTGGTCCTGATCTTTTCCTCAGAGAATGCCCTACATGCCTTCAAACCCTCTCTGGTGCAGGGAACTTTGATAGTTGATGCACTACCAAATTTATCCACAAGACGAAGTCCTTCATTATACATTTCATTTGCATCACCCATGACTTCCATACTGATGTCAGTCACTCCAATATCTTTAATTTCTTGATAGACATCATCAGGAACTCTACCTGCCTTCATAATCAATGAAGGATTTGTAGTGACACCATCAACTAATCCAGTCTCAAAATATTTTCTAATAGTATCTGTATCTGCTGTATCCAGGAAAATTTTCATTTGATTGATTTAAGATAATCCCTCTCTGATTTATACAACATTTCATGCTGTTTGTCAAAGTATATTTCAATGCCTTGCTTTAATTCAGGTATCAACCATTCATGAACTGGTAAACAATATTCCCAATTGACTGGTTGAATACAGTTCATCACGACCACAGACCAGAATGCAACAAAGTAATTATAAACTGTGTACATAAAAAAGAGGGGTCAATTGACCCCTTATATATTAGTTATCTTGTTTGAAAAGATCTTCCAATCTCTCTTTTTGTTCAGCAAATTGTTTGCCATTCATTTGAGAGACATCAACATACATCACTTCTTCATCTGGATTAGGTGCTTCTGGATGACGTGGGCGTTTGGGTTTATTCATTTCTAAATTAATAGCCTGAATGTTTGCCCACATCATAGCAAATGCACCTCCCATAATCAAGGCAAATATAGCAAAGTAGACGAATGCTAACATTAGATTACCCCATGTGTCTAAAGTTTTGGTACAAAATCCTAGACGCTTTATATGTGGTAATGATAAGTCTGGTAAGTAAATACCCAACTACTAATCCAACTGCAAATTGTATCACAGTGCATTACCTCTAGGAAGAACTTCTTCAGGGAATACAAAGTTCTCATGTGGTTGGTCAGCAGGTGCCAACCAAGCACGAAGAC